TCTATTTTATTTTTTACAATATCCAAGTCATAGTTAAGATCTTTTAGTTTTTCTCTTACTGCGCTATTCTTTTCTTTAATAAGTATATTCATCTTTGAAAATATGTTAATATCAAGTAAGTCTTCAATCACATCTCTACGATGTTGAGCCGGTAGTTGCATAAATGGAATAAACGAACTGCTGCCTAATACAACAATCTGATGAAAGGATTTATGATTTAATTTAAGAAGATTTTGCTCAAGTATTTTTTGGTATTCTTTCGCGTGGGATGACTGATTTAATAAAGAATCGTTTCTCCAGATCTCAAATATCTGCGGCTTGATACCACGGACAACCTTATATTCATACTTTCCTATAGTGAAATTTACCTCAACAATGCAATCACGATTATTAATAGTATTCACTAATTGTGGTTTATTAATATTACGATGAGGCTTTCCAAATAAAGCAAAAGATAAAGCATCAAGCATAGTTGATTTGCCAGAGCCATTCTGACCAACAATTAATGTTGATGATATCTTATTTAAATTAATTTCAGTCCACTTATCACCAGTAGATAAGAAATTTTTCCAACGTAAGTTTTTAAATATAATCATACTATTTCAAGTGCCTGTGCTTCAGTCAAAAGTTTTCTCATATCAACCTTTATACGATCTTTATCTAGTTCAGTGTCAACAGATTCAACATAGCTATCTAATAATGCAGAAGTATCTTCAAGTGAGATGCTTTCATCTTCTACATTCTCGCCTATAAACTCATCAAAGTTCTCAGCAATTTTTAGCTCGTGTATCTTCCTATTCTGTATTCTATCAACAAATCGATCAAATGTAAATAGATCTTTTTTATTTTTTACAACTATTTTGACAAACTTATGATCTAAATGATCAAGATTCATATCTAAATAGTTATAGTCACTATCATCGTATATGATCCGCTCATATACTGTATGCGGATTACGTACAGCCTCTATTTCACGTGTCTCGGTGTCTATTACATGAAAATATTTTTTATCGTGAGCATCATTCCAAAAGAATTCCATTTGTGAGCCAAGATACATCACGTTGTCTCTCTGAGACTTCGTGTGAAAATGACCTGATAGAACCTTTTCAAAGCGATTAAAAATAGTGTGATCCATACCGTGTTGATTGATCACACCAGCCATTAAATTAAAACCTGACAGTTCTAAGTGGCCACCGAGCCAATCGGCCTTACAATTTTTGACAAAATTTATTGATTCATCATGATTTTCTTGAGTGATCCAAGGCAACATTGCTAGTTTTAACGATCCGTATTCCATCACGGTTGGCTTCATTATGATATGAATTTCATTCATAAAGTGACCAAGTAATTCCTTTAAAGAATTTAGATCGTTTGTATTTTTATAATAAGTATCGTGATTGCCAGGCATTATATCCATAGCAATGCCGAGATCCCTTAATCGATTAAGAAAGTGTTTTCTATTTGAATTAAGAGCTTTAAAATTGACGAACTTACGATGATCGTAATAATCACCAAGGTGAACTATTTGTTTGATATTATGTTCTTCACAATAAGGGAAGAATGTTTTATCGTAGAAGGTATTTGCGTTATCTAGGAATATGTCTGAGCTATTTCTGATACCACAATGAGTATCATTCAAGACTGCTATTTTCATTTTTTAACATTCCAATCTGATTTTTCTTCAAGAGTGTATTGTACTGCTTGATAGTAATCTTTGTCTTCATCGTTCATATGCACAGCAAATAAACTAACTTTAGCCATTTGATTTAGTAAGTCCGTTTTACCTTCTATTAAGTGGTCTTGTCCAGGAGACTCCATGATGCATTGAATAGCATCCATATGAAGCTTAATTCTTTCCTGTATCTGGCTCATTTTAAGAAATCTTGTAGATCCGAATCGACATTCCTGGCTCTTTTCCTTGGTGTCTTATTAGCCTTGGTATAAGCCTTAAGTTCAGTATCATACTCTTTAACTTTATTAATCCTATCTTTTAAAGTGTCAACAAAATGAGTAGCTACTTGAGTCGCTTCTTCACTACCAGAAGAAGTGATAAATGCTTCGACACCAGACTGCAACATATATTTTTCTTTAATTTCTTGTTGCTTTTTTTCCTTTGTAATTCTTCGAAGAAAAGCAAACCAGATAATTTGAGTAAAGTAAGCAAAGGCGTTTGGTTTGCCAGAACGAGTCTTAGCATCAATGTTATAATTTTCTACTGCTTTCAGACAATTTTCTACTGCATCCATTACCATTTCTTCACGATATGTGTATCGAATAAAATTAGATTTATGTGAAAGATTTTCAGCAATTTTCAAAAAAGAAATGGCTATATCATCCGGAACAATTGGTAGCGTGGTGCTATTACTTTTTGCTTCAACAACCGTTTGAACGTATTTGACAACTGACATTGAAAATTCAGCATTATTGACGTAATGAACATTTTTAGATTTACTTTTGGCCATAGATTATATCTCCACTTTATATTGATAATTATACTATATTTTTAATCTTTTGTACATAGATATTATTTTCATAATATTGAAAATAGGGGGTGTACATACCATGCAAATCATGGTATAATAAAGAGTATTCTTTAAACAGGGGGTAGTATCCAGCTCAGTGAAGCTTATTCTTCGGTGTGTTATTAAATGATAATGTCACAACATTTTCAACTCCGCTATCTGCTTCAAACTCTAAGACATTATTTTCGTCTTCTTTTTCATTTTCTTCTTCACGCGACATCTCAATTATCCGAGAAAGAGCCACTTCATACTGCTTCATTAGCTCTGAATGTGGAGTAGCTAAAGCCATACAATGATAAGCATTAACAGTAATTACCTCATCATTTTGTTCAACATATGTCATCCAAGGCTTAAGTACATATAAAGTAGTAGTATATTCTTCTTCAGTATTCTTAGTTCTAAACTTATCAATTAATAGACAATATCTCACAATTAAATCGTCTTCGAGTTCTTCTAATATTTCGCATATAATTTCATCACCATTTACCATCTTGATCTGTTTGACATTGTCTGTAATCATTGACCTAAACCTTTATTTTGTATAACTTGAAATTGAACTGCTCTCTCTTGTAAATCTTTATTCTTTCTTCTGAATGAAGAAGTGTATAGTTTTTCTTAGATTTGTATTGTATGTCGTCAGATATGTCATATAGTTTAGTAGTTACTCCGTTGTCGCTTTTTCTGAGTCCTCGTCCGATGCTTTGAAGTACTTTAATTTGTGACTTTGAGGGGCTAGCAAAAACAATATTATGAAGATTGCGTATATTAATTCCTGTACTAAAAGTCCCCAGACTAGCCACGATAATCGCGTCTTTTTGTTTTTCTGTTATTTTTCTTATAGCCTCTCTGTCAGTGGCTTCAGTGGCACCACTAACAAAGAATACTTTTCTATTTATATCAGCCTTAGACTGTATTAATTCATATAAAATCTTACCATGTTTTTCTACAAACTGGAACAAAACTAATGAATTACCTTTTTGGTCGAGAGCTAGGTTTCTTATAAAATGATTACGTTTCTCATTTCCGATTATAAAATTTATTTCTTGTTGATATGTAGATCCGCTTATTAATTGCCTGACATCTTCTCCATGTTCTAGTCTTAAAATAAAGATATCAAGAGCTGCTAAAGTCTCCTTATCTTGTAATGCTTTAGTTGTAGTGACTTTCATCACCTTACCAAATAATCCTTCTAGAACTAACTTATGAGTCTGAGTTCCGTCAAGAGTTCCTGTAGTACCGAAACGATATGCTGTTGTCTTAGCTTTATTCATAATATTGGATAAAGATTTAGATTTAAATCCATGGACTTCATCACCAAATATTACACCGAATTGACTAAACCAATTCATAGGTAATTTGTATATCGATTGCCAAGTACTAATAAAAACATCTTCAGCTATATTCATTTTAGCCTGACCAGAGAAAATGGCATGACAATCATCTTTTGAAAAGCTATCATCCTCAGATGAATAATCATCGAAATCAGACATCATTTGTTGAACAAGAGAGGTAGTTGGAACAATGACTAAAACCTTATCTTCATGGTTAGCCATATACCATCTCATCAAAACATATATTATAAGCGATTTACCTGAGCCTGTAGGAGATAATAAGATTGCTCGTTTCTTTCGAATGCTTTCACATATAGCATTGAATTGGTAATCTCTTACTTCAATTGCCTTTCCTTTACTGCGAATTTTTAAGGATTCTATAAAGCTCATAATATCTTTAACGTCTATCTTGTTGAATGATTCAGGTGGACCAAACGGCCCGTCTTCGTATTCAACCACATATCCACGCTTATCAGCAAATTCTTTTACATAAGATAACAAACCGACCGGTAGCTCATAGCTCGCAGGATTGAATAGTCGTACCTTACCATCCCAAACCTTATTACGGAATAACGGCATGTATTTGTAACCCGGAACAAAGAACGAAAAGAATTCACTAAGCTCCATCGCAATTCCGTTATCACAGCCAACAAGCAGCATCGATTCATTTTTCTTCTGTAATAAAATTCTATCCACCGGCTTGAAACATCTTCCATTTTATAATATTGCTAATTGTCTGGTGCTTCCAACGTAATGTATCAACTATTTCTGCTAATGTCTCAACAGTCGTTTTAAAATAAATTACTTTTTCTTCACTTTGTTGTATATCTATATCTGAATCATAATAGCGATTCATGTCACCTTTCATAATTTTCATCCCGCGGAATGGATCAAATTCCCATCCTTTTTCAGTGAGTTCATCTTCGGTTAACTTACCATTATAGTAAAGCCATTTTTCTTTTAATAATATTTTTTGATTTAACTCAGTTTTTTTCAGTTTGAGTTTTGTAATAGACAACATCTCTAGATATTTTGCATGAAGTTTAGCAATCTCGATCGAGCTTACGTCTAAATTATTTTCGTCTATTTGACAGTCTTTTTGCCATTCTTCAAGTATGTTTTCAAGTGTTAACAAATCAGTTCTCCATAATATAGCTATATGTATATCTTATGTTATGTTAAAATATTCCGTTCTAAATGATGCATTAAAAGTAACCATACTAGGTTCTCCGGATGTAGATGCAAATGCTATATTTCCTATTCCAGTTGGAACACAATCTATATATTGAATAGTTTTCACCACCTGATTGCTACTATTTAATATCATTAAACGTATATCTGCCTCATGACTAACGAGCGGTATTGGGACTACATCAGACGATAAGTTGCTTCGATCCTCGGTTAAAAGTTTAATCCAATTATACATTTCAGTGTAAGATTTCATTTCCTCATCTACTATGATTTCCATTTGAAGTTCATCAAGCGTTAATGTATCACCTGGTAATCCTATTGATGCAATTCGTTTATATGCCATCGCCGGAGAAGTAAATACTACACCTGGATGTGAAATAGATTGAGCAAAAAACTCTATATTTGCATACTGCTTTCTATCAATAATAATTTTAAACTGATTACTTTGTAGAAAATTTATATTAGATGTTAATTTTGCCATGTTAAACTCCTTGTTACTGGTATTTATACGAAAAAAAGGGCCCTAGAAAGGACCCTCAATTATACAATAATATCGTTTACGTTCTACTGTTTGAACATAACTTTAACAACTTTACCATCAGGATCAAACATGGTGCTAACACTAGTCGTTCCACCATTACCGAAAGTTGCCTTAGATCTGCATTCCCACCAATCCTCAGCCTCTTCACGAGATTCGCAGTGTATTGCACTCCATTCCAACTGCGAATCGTTACCTTCAGAT